AGCATCGGCAGCAGTCGTGGCCGGAGTGGTAAGTATTCTTACCAGCGTAGCGGGTATTCCGGAAGTAGAGGCAGAAGAGGGCGAATGATCGTCCTCTTTTCTCATTCAGAAAGGAAGAAACACATGTTAAAGATAATGGGAAAGGCCCAGGCATCCGTAACACAGATGCAGGCATACATCAAAAGAGCGAATCCAAAGGTGTCCGATTCGGTCATCAAGATGATTCCACTTTATATTACAGAGGGAACACAGGAAGGAGTAAGAGGAGATATAGCTTTTGCTCAGTCCTGCCTGGAAACCGGAAACTTTACGTTCTCCGGAACTGCGGTAACTCTGAGCCAGAATAACTTCTGCGGCCTGGGTGTTACAAAAACCGGAATGAAAGGCAGCAGCTTCAAGACCCCGGCAGAGGGCATCCGGGCGCAGATCCAGCACCTGCAGGCCTACGCATCCACAGGCCGGCTAAAGAATCGTTGCGTGGATCCGCGCTATACATACGTCAACAGAGGCTGTGCAGAGCACGTGGAGCATCTGGGCATTCAGGAGAATCCAAAAGGTCAGGGGTGGGCATCCGGCCGGAATTACGGCCAGAAGATCATTAATATTCTGAATAGCATATTATCCATTAAGGCATCAAATAAGACATCAAAAACAGAAAAGGAGAGTACAACCATGAATATCAACACAAGTCTTATCAGTAACAATAACAGCTATGCAGGCCAGACACCGGCATATATCGTAATTCACAACACAGATAACTATGCCAAGGGTGCAAATGCGAAAGCACATGCTAAGGCTCAACATGATGGAAACTTTAAAGGCTATTCTGCACATGTATATGTGGATGACACAGAGGCGTATCAGGCGCTTCCATATAACCGTGGCGCATGGCACGTAGGGGTTAACTACGGCGGTCGGCTGTTTGGTACTGTCAACAACAGAAATTCAGTAGGGATCGAGATGTGCGTCCAGGCAGGCTATAACTATGAGAAAGCTTTCCAGAATACAGTCCAGGTGTGCAAACAGCTTATGAAACAGCTGGGAATCCCGGCAGACAGAGCTGTGCAGCATTATGATGTATGTGCAAAGAACTGCCC